CACCACTACTGGTGATTTTCTTGCTTTGTGCTAACACTAAGTGTGGTATCTTCACCCCTTCAGCTTGTTGTAGCGCATCAATAAGGTGCGCTAATACGAGTTCGCCATTAAAAGGTAACCTTTTTAAATAGTCTTTAATCGCTCTTTCTACAGGCTTAATAGCGTGGATAATACTTTGTCCATTGCTATCTAATACCAAAGGGTCATAGACGATTTTCATTTGCAGGTGCAGAATATCGGGCTGATAATTTACTACCGAGAGGCGCACCCCCGCGTCTTTGATTTTTTGCAAATAGGCTTCAAAGGCTTGCTTTTGGGGTTCGGTGATAGGTTGCAATTGCTCGCCTTGTTCACCCGCTATTTTTACTATAAGCCTACCTTCGTTTTTGCTTTCTATTACGGCAGAATATTTGACTATCTTACTTGCTTCTATGGCTTCCTCTGTATGCCCTTGGTTATTGAAGGTATCGCTGTCGGGTAACAAATCAAAACCATACTGAAAGGCAAGGGCTTTGCTTCTGTACCAGCGTGCGGTATGTGGTTTGAGTTCTGCCAAACGTTTGTCAATATCTGCCCTATGCTGATCGAATAGCTTCTCCAAACTCCATATAGCCACCGCTATAATATAGACCCACAATCGCCAAATCGCTACTTTGGAGGTGCTGTTGAGGCTATCCAGTGCAGGCTCTTGTGCTTTGGCTTGGAGGATAAGGGTTTGTATATCTTGTATAGTGCGTGCCATAGGTTAATGATTGATAATTAGGGGTTGTAAGCTCTCAATGCGTTGTTTGCCTTTTTCAAAGTACTCTTTATCTATTTCGGTAGCAATGCCACGCATACCCATATTGTGAACGGCTTCCATACAGCTCATACTCCCTGCAAAGAAGTCAGCTACTACTATCTCATTTCGGGGTTTGTCTTTTGGGATAACCAATGCTAATAGGCGTTCTAATAGGCGGACGGGTTTTTGAGTTGGGTGTATTTTCTTATATTTTACGCCAAAGTCTGATATAACAGATGTTTCTTTATTACCTATCAAAAAGGTATTCAAAGTAGCTATCCCCACATCTTTATTTTTAGTGTTACCATTATAACATACTTTATACTTATCTTTTTTAGCCTTGTAAAATATATCTTCTACTTTATTGCCTACATTTAAACACTCTTTAATGTGCGCCAATAAATGAGGCTTCTTTAAAATACTTTCAACCCTACTAATATCATTTACTATTTTATCAATATCAAAGAACTTATGCTCCTCATAAGGTACTAATACATCATTTATCTGCCCTTCTCTCTTTGTATATACTGAAATGCTTTCGTGTCGCCTTCCCAAAGGTAAGGCAGGACTGGTAATTCGTCTCTTATCCCAAATCACCTCCTCTTTAAACACAAAGCCCAACCCGTCTAATATGGTATTCCAACGGTAAAAGGAAGTACCACGCCCAAACATTACGATAAAGCCTTTTTTAGTAAGGAGACGTTTGCATTCAGCAAAGAATTTGGGTTCGTCAAAAGGGCGTTCCAGCTTTTGGTTTTTGAGGTACAAGTACGGAGGGTCGATGCAAATTACATCAATACTCTCATCAGGAAGGGTTGCCATTACCTCTAAGTTATCGGCGTTGTATAATTGTAGGTTGTTCATAAGGTTTTTATTCTTTACTTACTATAAAATCTAAATTTATTGCCCATATACTAATACCCTCAAGGCGTTTAGCTACTTGTTCGTCTTCTTTAGAAAAGGCGGTTGCAGGCTGTAAGTTCTTTGCGGTGTAGTAGTTTAGTATATCTTTATTGCTAAATACCTCTGCAGGTAATACTAAGGTTTTGCCCGCTTGCACATCATCAGTGATGTTAATAGAGTTGGCTTCGGCAAACTCAAAGACGCTTTCTATCGTGCCCGTGTGTTGCAGGGCGAGGTCGAGGAGGCTTTGATTATGTAGGGCTGTTATCTGCATTATCTTGGTTATTTAATTGCTTGTGTGGCTCGCACTCATCTTCTAATTCAAAAGTCTTATAAAACTTCTTATTAATAATCTTGAGTAGCACTTTTGCAAATCGAAAGCCTAAGCTGTCTAAGTTCTCTAAGAGGCTCACTACTAATTGCCATATAATGGCGATGAGCATTACCCAATAGAGCCAATGGAATGGGTCGAACTCAAAACCTCCAAGACTTGGAAACTCTACATTAGCCGAAAAGGTATGCAGTATATAGATAGGCACAAGGTAGGTGGCTATCTTCAACAACATACGCCCAAACTTGCGACTCTCGTGCTTTTCTCCTCTCTTTCGGGAGGCTTGTACCCCTGTAATCCACTCAAAGATAAGTAGCACTACATAAGCAGTTAGGAATAAATGGTTAAAACCAAATAAGAAGTGCACGGTGGCAAATAGTAATGATAGTATAACGTCCATTTTGATAAATAGCATTGAAAAGGTGTGACCAAAGGACGAGCGTAGGAAGTCGTGAGAGTCCCTAAAGCCAAATCCTTGTAAGATGTAGTTGAGTTTTGTCATATTGTTATTTTGTTTTTAACTTATTGTACCCGTTCCAGTACTGGTAGTAGCACCCGTTTGGGCGGTGGCTGTACCTGCCGTGCTTACGGATATACCTGGTTGTACTGTTACCTCGCCACTCTTGACGAACACTTCAATAAGAGAGGCTAAGCGTTCGGCATATTCCTCCATACTCGGTTCGGTTTTGCGTTGCATATCTTGTTGTAAGGTGATAATGCCTTGTTTGAGGGCTTGAGTGTTTAGTGCCATAGTTGGTTTATTTTATTGTTAATCTCCTCAAACTTCGCTGTATTATTGGGGGCAAAGTTGCCAGGACCTGCGGGGGTTTGAATGATAGCAGTTTTAAGCTCGGTTAAAAGGTCATTTAAAAGAGTTTTAAAATCTACCGTTTCGTTGTGTAGTTTAAAACTATCGGCTTTCAGTTCGTAGGCTTCTACTTCTTGAGCATTGAGCAAAAAGGGCTGACTTTCATTATTTTCTACCATACCCACAAGGATAAGGCTTCCTACTTTTGGTTTGATATACATTCCCCCTATACCAAGTGCAATGTTTAAAAACGGTAGCTTCGTATCTAAATCAGTGGCTTCGCAGGTTTTCTCCTGCCAATCTACAGAGGTTACTGTTGCCCATTGTAGCACTTGCGGGATAGCTTTCTTTATCTTTTCGGAAAGCAATATATCAAACTCGTCTATCTCGTTCATAATGTACTACCACTAATTTCTATTTCCTGCCTATATTGGGCGTTGCTAATACTCTTCTTTACTCTATCTACATAGTACTCACCGTGTCTATCGGGGTAGAGGGTGGAACTTAGGCGTATTTTCTCGCCGTGCTGTACGGAGGGGGTGCCATAAGTGGTAAAGCTCCCCTCAAAACCCTCACGCTTGTGCAACTCATATAGGCGTTTTACTTCCTTCTCAAGTTCGGCTTGGCTACTTACGTGCCAAGTCATTTTTAAGATAGTTTTAGGGTTCTCATCGCCAAACTCATATTGTAGGCGTTTGCCTTTACCAAAGGAGGAGGTGCCTATAATCTTTATGGTGCGCTCTTCTTTGCTTAGGTACTTAAGGTTATTCTCTGTGCAATTGCGTTCTAAGTCGAAATGCTTCATCTCACCACTTACTTTTACATCTGAATAAGGCTTGGCTATAGTGAGTTTGCCTGCACGAATAAAGCTGTATATTGACCAATCTTTTTGGAGTTTGTCAAGCACAGCCCCTAATGTGGTATTGCTAAAACGTACGGCACCAAGGCTTATATCTTCTACTTCTAAAGGGTAGTCTTTTACTACTTCGGTGAGGAATGTTTTTAGACTTGCCTTTGCCGACACGTAATTGACGGGCAACTGGCGTAGCTTCCACATTGCATCGCTAAGGCTAATAGTGATAGGAAAGTCTGCTGATACTTGGGTAATGAAGCCCTCGAACTCCTGCAAGAGCTCACCATTGTAGCCCATTTGTATCACTACTTTGTCGCCTACAGCAAAGAGTTCCCTTACCTTTTGCTTATCGAAATCACCTACATTGCGGGGTAGTACCACGCTTGCCGTATCGGTGAGCATTTTCCACGAGCTTTCAATTTCAATGGCTGAAACTTTCTGCACCTTAAAAGGGGTGCCCTGCTTGGGGTAAAAAGTGATGGCTACTTCAATGGCTAAGGTCATAAGCGGTAAATAAGTTCAAAAGGTTCGTCACTAATGCAATTTAGCTCTATGGGGATAATGTTAGGGGTACCCTCCAAGCTGCGTATATCAATGCTTTCAATCACGAGGTTGTGAATGTTTTTCCACCCAAATAGGTCGCCCTCTACCGAGATAGATTGTATTACCTCTGACCATTCTATAAGGTGTTTTTCGTACTCTCGTGCCGTTAGCTCATCGTTGTGGCATACGGTGCGAATACGTATCTGCCAATCATCAAAGCCATAAATTTCTTTTACAGTGCCATTGCCTCCTATTACATCTGTACGACTGATATTCTTTACTCTCGAAAAATCTACCATAGTGGCAGGAGGCAACCAAAAGTCGTGTAGCTGCTTCTCTACTATCTTACTTTGGTAATCGTAGAACTTGTAGCTACCTGCGGTAAACTTCACAGGAAAGACAATGGGCGTACCGAGTTTGGATAGTCGCATAGCTTCTTCTCTTTCTACGGTGCGGATACTGCCATACTCAGCTGTGCGGGCAGGCTCTTTGCCTATAGGTACGGTGAGGTACACGGGCAGGTTAGTGCCAAAAGCAAACTTAAAAAGTTGCGATATGTTATAGCGGTTATCCATTGTCTACATTCAGCTTTAATAGTTTCTTGATAGTGTCATAGTCTTTGCCGTCTCTCTCCAACTGTATTTTAATGCGCTTCTCTACAGCTGTACGATTTTGTTTTCCTTTTATCAGCTCTACCATATTCGCTCCCACCAAAGGGTCGGACTTCCAATTTCCCTGCTGACTTTGGAGAATAAAGCCTACCTCTTGCAGGAGGCTGTCACCAAGAGTAAAGTCGCCTGCTATGATTTCTAAGTTGTTATTTTCGGTTACAAGTATATCCATCATTCCTATAAGGTTACTAAGGCATCGCGCATACGGTCATTAATTTTGCTAATCACCCCATTGGCGGCGGTTTCTTTGCTGCCAATAGTTTTGTCGATAGGAAAGGTACAGTTCATTGTGATGTTCACAGTAATATTCTTATTACCTCCAGCACCTCCTCCCACGCTCATAGTGCTGTCCTTACCTCCGTCTTTGCCACCTTTAGCAGGGGTAATAGGGGTAGGGTTTGCACCTCCTCCAATAGCTGAATTGGCAGAAAGATTACCCGCTTTAGGGGCTTCAGTAGCTTCTTTTTTTGCTTCTTCCTTATTCCACGTGAGCGACTGCCCTGCTTTTATAAACTCCTCTTTGGCAGCTATGCCCGTTTCATACACTTTTTTGGCACTATCGGCAATCGCTTGTTTGCGCTTTTCGGTGTCTTCATTAATTTGGGAGAGCATTTTGTTGTTCTCCGCCTCATCTCCCATTCCTACTGCGTTTTTAAAGGAATACCAACCCTCTTTAATCTTATTAAGCCCTATCATTAAGCCGTTGATAAGAGTTGTCCAGCCCATTTCAATATAAGCAATGAAGCCTTGAAAGAGGAGTTTTGCGCCCTCCCACGTGTGTTTCCACGCTTCACCCCAACCGCTAACTTTGTTAGCAAGCCACACAATACCAGCCACCAAAGCACCAATAGCAACAATGATAATACCAATAGGGTTAGCCGATAGCGCAGCATTCCAAAGCCATTGTACGGCAGTAGCAACTTTTGTCCATACTACCATTAGCTTTTGAGCTACAACCGTTTGTTTAAGCCAAGCCCCCACCCTTTTGAGCACAGGGGCAAGTCCCGAATAAGCAGCTCCCATATCGCCAAGCACGCTCACCACGCCTCCTAAGCTATCGCCTACTACACCAAGCACTTTGGTAAAGGAGAACGAACCTATTTTCAAATCGTCTAACCACGCTTTACAACGCCCCAACCACTCACTCCAACCACTCATTACGATAGAGGCCTGTTCGGTGGCTACGTTAGTGCCACTTATCTGCTCAGTAAGTTCTGCTTGAGCTTGTGCAGTATTGATAAGCCCTTGAGCCGCTTGTATATTTTCGGCTCCAAAAACGGCAGCCAAAGCATCGGTATTTTGACCTATCTTCTGCAACTCTTTGAGGCGCTCGGCAAAAGGTACCGTAGTATCTGATACTTTTTGCATATTCACTCCATAGGAGGCAAGCATATTAGTAGCCTCTTTAGAGAGGGCAGAGGGCGCATTCATTTTAATAAGTACGTTCCTAAGTCCTACCCCTGCTTCAGCCCCATATTTGCCCGACTGGGCTAGGGCTTGCAGTGCGGCGTTTGTCTCCTCAAAACTGACGTTAGAGAGTTTAGCGGCTCCTCCTGCTTGTACGAGGGCTTGGGCTATTTGTGGCACTTCGGCAGCACCTTCTTTTGCTCCTGCCGCCATTACATTCATCATTCGCTCCATTTCGCCCGCTGCTGCTATGGGGTTCTGCAAGTCTACTTTGAACTGAAGCATTGAGGTAGTAAGCGCATCGGTGGCTCCTACTACATCGCCTCCCATAGTTTTGGCAAGTGTATTAGCATAGCTACCCATTTTGGCAAGCGCTTCATCGCTTTCGCCTATCTGAGGGCCTAAGCGTGAGAGGATGGTTTGAAAAGTGGAAAGGTTATCAGAAGCAGTCCCCCCAAACTCTTTAGCAAGGTTACGAGCTTTATCTCCTAACTTATCTAAATCGTCCCCCGTAATACCCGTGATAGCAGCTACATCTAAAAGTGATTTTTCATAGTCTGCTCCTACTTGAGCAGAGGCAGAAAATAGCCCAGTAAGGCGTTGAAACCCCTCCGTAGCTGCTTGCCAATCGATAGGGCGTAAGCTGGTAACTAAGGTCTGCCAACTCTCTCGCATCCCCTCAGTAGCACGGCGCACATTCTCTTGTGCAGTATGAAGAGTTCCAGAGATGTTATCATTGGCTTCAAATGTCCACGTTGTAGTGTGATTCACTTCTGCAGGGTATTAGGGGTTAGATTGTTTGCTAATTTCGTTCAGTACTTCTACCAAGGCGCGTTTTACGGCTCGGTATAGAAGTTGTTCTTGGCATTTCATTCTAAAGTCAAGGGCTTTAAAATGTTCCTGCCAATCAGTATCATTCATTGTTTCGGGCTGCTGCCCATTGGCACGGAGTAGTGCATCTATGCCCTCTATAAAGTCGTACGCTTCTAAGGAAAGGAGCGACGACTCTACACTTTTTTTAAGGCTACCTTTGAACTTTTTAATAAGCTACTAAGTTCGGTGATAAGCCCCATATAGATAGAGGCATCGCTTTCCAACCACTCCATATCACCCTCCAACACACAATTCTTTACCAACGCCTCATTAGCTTTGTCGGGGTTCTCTTGGTACTCTTTAGAGGTCACTAAAGAAAGTAAGTGCTTGTTAGGTTTTTTCACTAAAAAGTAAGCGGGTTCCTCACTGGCTTCTCCCTCCTTAGTAAAGGTAGTACCCGATGGATAAACGGCTATTTCTCTTACCACGTTAGGGTATTTAGCTTTGTAACTTTCAATATCAGCTTCAGTGTATTTTTTCATTTTAAACAGCTTTTAAAAGGTTTTTAAATATTCCAGTCAATATGACTTACAATAAGCTCAAACTTAATAGCTATAGAGCCGTCTCCTTGCTTGATAGCCATTTCAGTACCTAAGAACTCAGCATTGCGTATTATATCCTTAATGATAAGTCCACTGGGGGCTTCATAGATAACAGGAATGTCGAAAGGCTCAATATCCTGCAGGCGGGTACCTTTGGGGAGCGAGCGGTGTATGCCGTCTACCTCTTCTTTAAGAATGGTAATAGAAGCCTTTGCCTCGTAGTTCTCCTCAGTACGTCCTACAGGGAAGCCTCCTGCACCCATAATATTTGATTTTTTGGTACTATCTGAATAATTGATTTCAATAATACCTACCACGTCGCGCCCTAATAGATTGAAAGTTACACAGTTCCAACCTTGTAGTTTGCCAAAGTGATTGATAACGTTTGTATTTTTTGCCATAGCATTATAGATTAGAGGTTAGACCAATTTCGCCCTCAATAGCGTGTAGTATATCATCAGGCACCAGGCGTATTTTCACCTTTAAAGGCGTTTGCTCTGTTACCGTTTGCTTAGCGTCAATGCTTACTGCATAACCGCTAATCTCTCCAGTTACTACCATTTGTCTTTCGATAGCTTTTCCCGCTAATTCTTGCAAAGAGGTAACAATACTATCTTTGAGGTAGCCTGTTTGTGGGTTTTTAGGCAGCTTACTTTTGATACGTGGTGAGAGGGTTTGTCTTACTAAGCGTGCCGCCTTATTCCATACCCTATTGTTTTCAATAAAATAGTGTGCGGCCGCCTTGCTAACACAGGTAGGAGATTTTGAAAGAAAAAAGCCTGCCATATCGGCATATTGTCCTGCCAAAATATACCCTTTATCATTGAGTAGTTTTAGCTGTTCATTGCTAAGTTCCTCCGCACTTTGCCCTGTAGATATACCCCCGCTGATGTAACGTTTTTTACCCTCATCAGTAAGGGGATAGGTATTGCCTCCTTTAGCATTTTCGGGTTTGTTTTCAATATCAACAGAACCTAAATTTTCACTAACGTTGCGAACCGACAACATACCCAAAGCGCTACCTACACTGGCGTCGTACTTGTAGGCATCGTCTACAGCAGCAATACCTTTGTCTTGGGCAATTATTACCGATACCTGCGGGGCATTCTTTTCTTTGAGGTCAGCAAAGTTATTTACCTCCAAGCCCTCTTTCCCTTTGCCCTCTATAAGCACAAAATCAATGAGAATACCATCTGGTTTTACGGCTTCCACGATTTGTGTTTGCAGCTCTTCTACATCGCTGGCAATGGTGGAAAGGTCATTGGTAAATCCAAAGAGACCTACCCCTTTTACCTGCTTGTTAGCACGGATAGTTTTTACTATCTGTACTGTACTATCCTGCATTTTACCTACTGCTACAGGTAGGAAAATGATATGGCTTTCGGGGGCTAAGCGGAAGACTTCAGATAGGTGATAGTGAGTTAATGCCTTTTGATTGGCATCTAAACTTTCAGTAATACCTACCGCTTCTGCATCCTTTAGCTGAATAAAAGTTTTAGCCTCTCCGTGTGTGAGTTGTGTTCCTGCCACAGCCATTGCAGCTACTACCAAAAATAAATTGTCTTTAGTAGAAGCGGTACGCCCTAACCCCCCTTCAGCTTTTTTAAATGTAAATCCTTTGAGTTGTCCCATTGTTATTCTTCAGTTTTTAGTGTTGTGTCTTCTGTGGGTTCCTCTTCCTCCTCTTCTTGTGAGGTAGCTTCACCTACTTCAGAGTTATCCTCTACTTCGGTAGTTTCAGCCTTAGCTCCTTTACCTTTTTTAAAGCGTTGTTGCTGCTCTTTAGCTTGCGCAAACTTTGCTTTGTTATTATCAAAGTGGTATACTTTGCTTTGGATATTGTCGGCGTGGAGCTGGGCGCGATTTTTTTCGTAGAAGACTTGTCCGTCTTCGGTGGCAAATACTTCTTCAAGGTCATTAGCTTGCATTACTTCTACAGCGATAGCTAATAGTTGTATGTATGTTTTTGGATTTTCCATTGTTTTTAAATTGAGTTTAAAAGGTTCTAAAAAATAAAGGGGTGAGCTTACGGGCGCACCCCGTCTATTAACTACCACTGATGATAGCTGCTGTACCTTCGTCTTTGATAGCTACACATACGAAGTGCATTTCAAAGCCTATAGTATGCTTGCGACCTTCGGGGTTGCTGTTTTTCTCACGAGCGTAGCGTTCGGCACTCCCTACTGCTTTGATGGTGTAGTTCTTGTGGAACACGATAGAGGCTTCTTTGCCTTGCGCTACAGCTCCAAAGGCTTCTTTTTCGCCGTTGTGGTAGGTAGGGGCATAAGTACTCTCGTAGATTTCAAAGCCGTAGTAATTGTCAGCTATTTTGCCGCTATTAGCGTCTTGATAGCGAGTTTTGAAGGCTAAGTCCTCAATGAGCAAGTCAGCAACGTGGTCTGAACAAAGCACTAACACACGCCCTTTTTTAGGCACTTTGAGTTTGTCTAATAGCTTTTTAAGCCTAATCAAGTCCTTAGCGATAAGTCGCTTGCGTCCTGTACCATCGTCTTCTCCTGTAGTTACGATTACGGGGGTTTTGCTGGTATTTTTTTGAGGAGCAATAGATACTAAAGCGTGTTCGGCAGTTCTATCTTCGAGGGTTTCTCGGTGTTGTACTTGTACATCGCTTACCTTCTCATAAGGTAATGCGTAAAGCTCATCAGTAGTTACCTCTGTGTTTTCGGTCTCATACTTGTTGAGCGATATTATTACCTTGCCGTCTTCACGTTGGTGGGAGGCGATAGGGTAGACAGTGTTATTAATAAGCACCTTTGGGGCAAGTCCTCGCACAGGTATTTTAATAACATCGTTATTTAACCATTCGGGTTTTGATTTTACAGCACCGAGCCATTCGTTATCGTGTCTGAATTGGGTAATGAGCTCTGTTACAGCGAGCTCATTTTTTAAGGGTAAGTTTTCGCTTCTTATTGGCATTTTCTATTTGTTTTTTTGTTGTTGATAGATTGCGTTAAGCTCTCTCACTTTTTGCGGGTCAGAAGCCATTAGTTCTTCTAAGGCTTGTGGATCGTTGGTGAGGTAGTCGTTCAATGACCAATTGCTCTTGCCGGTAGCATTTTGGGCAGGGTATTGGATAGACTGTGAAGCAGGTTTTGGAGCTTCTATATCGTCTAACAAAGCAGCGGTTTTGTCGTAGTCAGCATTGGCGAGACCTATGTATAAGTCTTTTTTGTCAGCCGCTATTTTTTTGTCAAGGATAGCTTTATTTACTAACTTTTCGGCACGCGCGCTGGCTTGTGCTTGAGTTTGCACCTCGTGTTTTTTGAGGGCGGCAATACGTTCTTTTATTTGCTCATCGGTGGCGTTGGCAGCCATACCGAGTGCAGAGATAAGCTCGTTTTTGTCCATTGGTGTTATAATTTTAGGGTTTGTTACTACATTGGGTGTGGGCAGGTGCTTACAGCCACAGGCTTGCATCATTGCTATGGTTTCGGTAGTGATTTCGGGGTCGCCATCTGTAATTTCGGTGATGAGCCCTAATTCTTTAGCTTCGGAGGCGTTAAGCCAATAGTCCTGCCCCCATAGCTGGTCTATCTCTTCAGTGGTTTTGTTAAAACGGCTGGCGTAGACTTCTCTGTATTGAGTGGTGAGGTTTTCGAGGTGTTTTTCTTCGGCTTTGAGCTGGTCGATATTGCCATAGAAGTCAGTAATGGGTTTGTGTATCATAAATTGCGAGCTCTTATAGGCTTTGGCAGGGAAATGTGCCATTATATAAGTGCCCGCAGAAGCTACCAAGGCACCTGCGGTAACGGTTACGCTACTCATTCGTTTGAGTTGATTTACTATTTCGGTAGCTTCATATACTGAACCGCCTTGCGTGTTGAGATATACAGTAGCGGTAGTAATGCCTTGTTTAAGGGCTCTATCGACCTCATAACTGAAGTCGGAAGCCGTCCAGCCATAGTATATTACACCTGTAATACTGAGCTCTAACACTCCTGCTTGGGCGTTGATTTTTGAGATAATATTTGACGATTTGTTTTTCATAGGCTTGAGCCTTTTGGGTTGCTATTTGTTGGTGCAAAATTCCAAAGAAGGGGGCAAGCTTGCAAATTGGTGTCCCAAAATGGGCAGTAAATCCGACCTAAAATAGGCAGTAAATTCGACCCTTTTTGGGACGGCAATTTTTATACGTTAGGGGCTTTGTGGAACTTTGCAGTGCTAAAAAGTAGAAGTATGGCAAAAGAGATAGAGAAAAAATCGGCGCGTATCTTATTCATTGAGCAAGGTAAATCGGCTGAAGAGATTGCTGGTCAGCTTAGTGTGAATAAGCGTACCGTAGACCGTTGGGCTACTGAGGGTGAATGGCGCAAAATACGCGATGCTAAGGCTAATTCGGGCAAGGAGCGTATAGAACGCACCCAGCTGGTAGTAGACTCGCTTACTGACCGCCGTTTGCAGGTGATTGAGCAGATAAAGGAGAAAGAAGCCGAGATAAAGTATGCCGATAAGGATGAGGAAAGTAACCTACAAAAAGAACTATTGGAGCTTCGCAAGGAGTGCGCCTCGATTGACGATGCTATCGCTAAGTGGAACAAGCGTATTGAAAACCTTATAAAGGGGACTAAGATTACTCTTTCGATGTATATAGAGGTGATGGAGAGTATCTTTGAAGCATTGCGCCTCAAAGATGAGAAGCTCTATATTCTTACCTTAGATTTCCAAGAGGAACACCTGCACGAGGTAGCCGATAAAAAGTTTTAAGCAATGAAGATAGAAGACAAAATAGCCAAAGAGCGGTACTTACAAAAGATAGCCTTTGCCAAGAGTGCAGGGGCACGTTTTGCTAACGAAACCGCTGAAGAGCGCAAGGCAAACATAGAGGCTTGTCGTAAAAACCCACGCCTAATGGTGGAACGCTACTTCCCCCACTATGCCGATGCTCCTTGCGCTGACTTCCAAATAGAATGGGCTAAAATGGTACAAAAGAATCCTACCTTTAAGGGCTTTTGTCAATGGGGGCGTGCGCTTGCCAAATCGGTGTGGAATGATATATTCCTGCCCTTTTGGCTGTGGTTGCAAGGTGAACCTATGTACTTGGTGATTATCGGCAATAGCTATGAGCGTGCCGAGCAGCTGTTGGAGGATATTAAAGCAGAGTTTGAAGCAAACCCGCGTATCCTTGCCGACTTTGGCGAACAAAAACAGCTGGGTACTTGGGAAGACGGCTTCTTTATTACCAAAGGTGGCTTTATAGGGCAGGCTCTTGGTATGGGACAAAATACACGTGGGTTACGTGTGAAAAACAAACGCCCTACCTTTATCGTAGCTGACGACTTGGAGGATAAGGAGATTAACAAGAACCCACGCCGACAAGAGGAGGTTGTAAAGTGGATAGATACTGCTCTTATTCCTACTATGGACGGCAAATATCGCCGCTTTGTGCAGGCAAACAACCGCTTTGCCCCTATAATGATACAAACGATGCTACAGGATAAGCACCCTAAGTGGAAAGTGCATCAAGTGAATGCTTATGACCCTGTAACTTACGCTCCTACGTGGGTGCGTAAATATGATGATACCTACTTCTATGAGTTGGTGTATGGTGCAGACGGCATAGGTGAATTGGCTGCCAATGCCGAATATAACAACAGCCCTTACATTGAGGGGGTGATTTTCAAAGAGGAGCAATTCCAATGGGTAAAACTCCCCCAACTTCGTACTATGGAGTACATCATCGGGCATTGGGATATTGCCTACGCAGGCAATGCTACCAGCGACTACAATGCAGTAGTGGTAGAAGGCATTAAAGAGCGTAAGTTCTATGTGATTGATACCTTTTGCCGCCAGACGAAAATGCGGGCAGCTTTGGAATGGATGTGTCAGTTTCAAAAGCATCTACCCGCAGGGGTAGTGGTGCACTGGCAATATGAAGCGCAGTTTTGGAACGATGAGGTGCAGCGTACTATTCGCGAGGTAGAAAAAGAAACGGGCGTTACCCTTAATCTAACCAAGCGTACCTTAGATAGGACTCATAAGATTGACCGTATGATGAGTATGCAGCCTTACTATCAAAACGGACGTGTCTTCTACAATGAAGCCCTTAAAGGCTCTGTGGATATGCAAACCGGTACAGGACAACTCAAGAGTATAGAGCCCCAGTATAAAACCCACGACGACTGGCCTGATGCCCACCAAATCTGTACTACCGATCTGGAAGCCTATATGCCTAACAATAGCTTTAAAGTGCTAATGGGCAAAATGAAAACCTTTAATAGATGGTAAGCGGTGAGCCACCGCAGGCGGTGTGAGCCACACGGGCGATTAATCACTAATCATTAAATATAGATAATTAAAATGATATACCTAAGAAAAGAAAACCTTATTTCCAAAGTCTTTGAGCGGGCGATTGATGAGAGCAGCAAGGACTTTGAACAAGCCCTTACCGATAGCGAAGCCGAACATATTGCTATTTTTAAAACACTTTTAAAACGCTTTTACGATGTAGAGAAAATATTTAACCCTAATGCTCCTATTTATAACGATTTATTAGGGCGTATGCTTACCTTCTTAGTGTTGCACGATGTTTTCTCACGTAACGCCTACCGCAAGTATAACCCCAATAGCAACACCGAGAAACAAAAGGAATGGGCAGAAGCACTCTTGGACAAACTATCCAAAGGCATTTATATCTTAGACGATTTGCCCAAGCCTCCTGCCAATGAGCAAAAGGGAAGCAGCGCACGCTTCCTCTATGGTAACCTTACTAACAACGACTTTTATATCTAATAACCAATGAATATCTTACAAAAAGCCTATAACCGCGTACAAGCCTACTTTGTGGCTAAAGCTCCCTTCACAATGCTTAAGGTAGCCTTGACGGGGCGCAGCAATAGTGCGCCTTCACAAAACATCAGCTACCAAGCCAAAATGTTGCGGGTGGAAACCCTTAACGATTGGAAAATGGGGGTAATGCTCGCCACCAACCCCGACAACCCCGAAAAGCTAAAGCTACGCCAATTATATGACAACTTAGAGCAAGACAACCATCTGGGCTCAGTGATTGAAAGCCGTATCGCCAAAACACAACAGTCTCCTTTTCGCCTTGTGAATGCTAAGAAAGAACGCAACGAGGAGGCTAAGGAACTTTTGGAAACGATGTGGTTTCAAGACTTTATAAAGCTTGTACTGATGAGTAAGTTTCAAGGCACTACCCTTATTGAGCTCTTCAATACTGATGAAAACGGCGAACTTACCGAAGTAACCGAAATAGGGCAAGCCTACTTTAACCCCCTCAAAGGTATTGTACTCAAGGAAGCAGGGGACACAACAGGTACACCCTACAAAGAGGGTAACCTCGCCAACTTCTATATCCAAGTGGGCAAGGACTACAACGATTTAGGGCAATATGCTTTGGCGGCTCCTATTATCTTAGCTAAAAAGCTCGGCTTAGGTTCGTGGCTCGACTTTATTGAAAAGTACGGTGTGCCTCCTCTGTTTATCACCACGGAAAGGGAAGATGATACACGCCTTAATGAACTCTTTGAAATGGCTACCAATTTCAAACGCAATGCCTTTATGGTAGGGCGTGGCAATGAAAAGTTTGAAGTACCAAGCATTTCTTTAAACAATAGTGAGGGAGTTTTTGATACTCTGATAAAGCGTGCCGATAACGAAATCTCTAAACGCTTTTTAGGGGGCACTGGTCTCACCGATGAGAAAGGGTTCGTGGGTTCGGTAGAGGTGCAGTTTGAATTGGCTTCCTACCGCTTTGAAAGTGACAAACTGCTTGTAAAGCATATTATCAATAAGAAGCTCATACCGCTATTAGTAAGGCTCTCATCCTCATACGCTCCTCTAAAAGACTTGCGCTTTGAATGGGACGACGAAGAGCCTCTAACAGCTGATAAACTCTGTAAAATGATGGAAACATTAGGTGTTTATTACGACTTTGACCCCGAACAAGTAGAAACCATTACAGGGCTCAAGATAGTAGGTATAAAAAGCCAAACCCCTAATCTCCCACCGGTGGAAGGCTCAAAAAAAAAAGCCTATACGATAACACCCTAAACGAGCGTTGGCAACTGCGCAAAGCTCTGTTGCGTGCTGAGCAGCTCTATACACATAGCCACTGCGAGTGTGCGCACGATACCCACGCCTTAGACCTTACAGGTTGGCTAAAGGTAATGGAACAAATAGCTAAAGATAGATACAACGGCACTCTCAAAAAAGGAGAATTATCCGACGGCTATATTTTAGAAACGTACAAAGAACTAAACGGGGCTATGTGGGAGGGCTTTGGCAAAGATAACTTTAAGGTGAATAAACAAACGGGAGCTATATCGCCCGAAGTACTGCAAATGCAGCGTAACCTATACAAGTTTAGCGGGGCAAAAAACTATGTACTCCTACAGCAGATAAATGAAATATTACGCTCGGACAAAGGAAAGAATTGGCAAATATTCCTACAAGAGGTACAGAAGCTAAACCCTAAGTACAACAAGAACTACCTTCAAGCCGAGTGGCAAACAGCCAAACAAGCGGGCTACCACGCTGCTAATTGGCAGGAGTATGTAAAGCGTAAAGACTTATACCCTAACCTAAAATATTGTACCCAAAAAGACGAAAGAGTGCGAGAAGAGCATCGCCCTTTAGAGGGCTTTATTGCTCCTATTGAAAGCGACTTTTGGAGGGACTTCTACCCACCTAATGGCTGGCGTTGCCGTTGCTATGTAGTACAAACAGCAGAACCCGCAAGTACTGGTGATATGCCACAACTCAGTGATAAAGACTTTCCTAAAGAGTTTCGTGGCAATGTAGCCATTAGTGGACAGGTGTTCAAAGAGGATAGTACAAACCAGGGCAAACCTCACCCTTACTTTGCCCTCGCCTTAGATGCCGATAGTGATACCAAAAAAGCCTTTGAGCTAAGCAAACTCAGCGCACCCTATACAGAAGTCTATAAGGCTAAAAACGGGGCAGTGGTAAAGGTAAGCCCCTTTGCAGACGAAAGTGACCTTAATAAAAATCTTAAAAGTGCTATTGTCATTGCCAATAACTTGGGGGTGAGTATGAATATACGCCCGCATATAATTATTGAAGGGTATAAGAACCCCGAATATGAGATAAAGGGAAATATAGCCGACAGAAAAGAGTCTATATCTTATACAGGAATCAAAAAGAATTTAGAATACGCAAAAGCACAAGGAGTAGGAACTATTGTGTATGATATTACAGAGTTTAAAGGTTGGTTGGCAATTGATATTACAAAACATCTGAAAGGTAAAATAATGAACTATAAAGGAGCCGATTTTTTGAAAGAAATGTATTTTATTAATGGAAATAGAGTTATTTCTTTCACAAAAGAAGAGTTATTTAAAGATTATTTAAAAGTAGTTGAAAAGCTGGAATCATTAAAATAAGCAAAGCCTTAATGTCTAATAAATTAAACATCAAGGCTTTACTCTGGTAGCGGCAGGAGCGCCCTCCCCCCGCGAGTCGTAAAGGATAGCCTATTACACCGCAAAAGTACAAATACTTTTTTAAATAGCAAATAAAAATGATTTAAATTCTATTTATGGCAAACTTTCAAACTCCTAACTTCGAGGCTATGGCAAGAGAGATATTTAAAAACATCTCGCCGAAGGTAGCCCAAAAAGCGCGGACTTTCTTTATGCAATCATTTATAAAGCAAGGCTTTACCGATGCCTCATTTATCCCTTGGGTAAGGCGTGTAGACGCGTTGCCTCATAAAACACTACAGCAGTCGCTTACGCTCAAAAATAGCCTGCGTATAGCCGAACAATCCCCTGAAAAGGTAGTGATTTCAGCTGGTGAAAAATTGAGCTATGCAGCTATACACAACGAGGGAGGGACTATAACTGTGAAAGTAACTGATAAAATGCGAAAATACTTCTGGGCTATGTACTATAAAACCCAAAATAATCGCTATAAGGCTATGGCTCTTACTAAAAAAACAAGTCTTACCATACATATACCTAAGAGGCAGTTTATTGGTGAGAGCTATACCTTAGACAAACAATTGGAAAAGCTTATCATAGAGGAAATACACAAAGCAGACGAAAATTTAACTTTTGAATAATGGAACACTGGCAAGATTTATACATAGAACTCGCTGAGCGTATTAGCGAGAAGCTACCCGAAATACATTGGATAGACCTTTGGCATAACCAAGTAAGCTTTTTAGCTGATGAGCACCCTTTTGGTACGCCCGCTGTATTTATAGGGTTTCGCTCCGCACAAATCAATGATATAGGCGAACTGGTACAGATAGTAGATTTGCAGGTAGATTTTTATTTGTATTACGAGACTTTCTTAGACACTTTCCAAGGGGCCTACAACCAACAAGGAGCATTGGAATTTACCAAGAGCTTAGACGCTCTTTTTGGTAACTTTCACGGCACATCGGGTAGAAACTATAGCAGTATGCGCCGCGTGGCTTTTGCGCCTATAGATACGGGTACAGTGGGCAACTTATACCAGGTTACTTTTGAATGCAAGTTGCACGATAGTAGTGCAATGAAGTATTACGAACCTACGCAAGTACATTTGCAGGTGGAAGATGAAGACAATAAGTATTTTGTAGGAGTAGATTAAACCCTATTGAAGATGATATTTTCGATGGTACGCTCTGAACGCAAAAACTTTTCAGACAAGGTAGTTACAATATAGCCGTGTTTATACTTTTGCTGCTGTGATAGCTTTTCATATTCCTCACGGATAAGAGCGTATAGGCGGGCGGTAAAGTGTCGTTGTCTTTTCATAGTAGCAAGTGATTAAAGGAGTTTTATACTGCAAAAGTACGGCATAATTAGTAAATATACAAATTAATGAAACGAGACCACAAAAAACCTAACATTTTTTTTTTTG